GATATAGATGAAAATACTTGAGTTGCAGAAAATGTTGATGAAACTATGTCTCCAAGTATAGATCCATTTAGAACATTATTTAATACAATATTTTCAAGCCCACTTATAAATTGATCTTGTGCTTTAAAAAATATATGTTCAGTTGCAGATCTATAATATGGTTCTGTTCCTCTTGGTGTATAAAAATCCAATTGAGTAGAACCAGGAGTAGGATCGTACCAAACTATATAACCTGGATACGGATCCGAATCTTGATAATATTTACGAACATAATAATCAGGCACAGTGCCTTCAGTTCGTACACGTGTACTTTCAGGAACGCCACCCAGTGATCTAAAGACCGCCGCCGCCGGTGGTGCAATAATATTTGCAAACACGGAATCAGCCGCAACGTCAATAGAGCCTAGTGCGCCAGTAATGGGTGCTGCAACAAACCCTGTCAGAGTATTTAGACCATTTAGGGCTATAGCCATGGCTAGATTAAAAGGTTGAAAAGCACCAGAACTTAATAAATCATAACCACAGATTCGAACATTTAAACTATTAAGTAAGGCTTGAACTTCAGCTATTGTTGCTGCTGCAGCATTTATCAATGATAATACTTTAAGTAAACCAATTTTTTGTGCTAAAACAAGGACTGCATTTTTTAGTGCAGCTGCCACAGAAGCTACTATACCTTGTGCTATACCGGCAACAAGTGAGGTTAAATCAAGAAGTATATTATTAAGTATTTGACTTAAGTCTAAACACGGTAGGGCAGAACTTAAACCAATTGGGTCTACCAATCTAGATAACTTTGTAACATCTGATTGATTATATCTACTAGCACTTGCTATAGTTGGAAGAGAAGCATAACGCATGCTTTTTTCAACTTCCTTTGTCATGACAACACCAGAACCAATTTTTATTGATGGATTTATGCCTTGAGAGTCAATAGTTGATATTGGAACTCTACCACTATAAAGACTGGTATAAGGATTATTTGCTATCCCTCTTGATGCAGCAGGAACAGCAGCATAATCAGTATCTACTTTAGGTACACCTCTTTCAATTTTACCAGGAACAACATCACCTGACTTACCTAAAGTGGCAGAGACTATAGGAATTTGATGATCATCATCTCCCCACCATCCTGTTACTATTGTTCCCTTCACCAAACCTACAGGAGAAGTGCCTATCCCACCAATTGCAGCAGACGTTACAGGTTGTTCGACAAGGGCCCATGGAAGTGATGCATCAGGGATATTAGCTATATCATCGTGTCGGCCTCGCACACGTATTTGCACTCTCCCGGACTTATGTGGATCGTTAACATTTACAACCACACCGGTCCAACGATGGGTATTTTCACCAAAATTTGTTTCGGTCATTTATTAAATCCCATTTTCAAATTTACCCTTTAGACATTCGACAACACATGTATATCTGGGTCTTTCAGCTAAAGTGGCTATTTTATGATGTATTCTTGATATCAAAAAATCCCCAGTCATGAACTTATCTTCATCCACGTTACCAGTTAGAGCAGTCTTGTTCGGTATTGTGCAATTTATCATTTTTCCTGCGGTAAGTTCAATATCACCAATGACTCTTATTTTCATTGAGTTTTGCAGCATCAAAGCAATGAATGCTTGACTATTTGGTGTACTCTCAGGGATATGAGTTATTGCTCTGGAAGATATATCCACCGGTATAAAAGCTTGTTTAGGATTTCTAGACTTAAAATATTTGTTTTCAAATGCTCTAGAAGTATTAGATTTATTTGATCCACCAGCAGTAAAATCAGTATCTTTTATTTCAATAATATTTGATTCAAATTGTTGTGTGGTAAAATTAAATGTAGTTATCTTTCTAGGACCACCCAAATCAATTTTGTCTATTGATGAAAATTGATTTGGAATCTTATATGATAATATATTATCATCAGATTGTTCAAGAATATTAGCATTTATACCATCAGATTGTTTATATTCTCTAATTGACTCTTGTTTAAATAATTTTTCTATGCTATAAAATTTATAGACTTGTTTACCATTATCTCTACATTCAAAAAATACATATGAGGAAGATATATTTTCAGCAGACACAGCTCTTTTTCTTATCATGGATATAGCTTGATATGGGCTCTTATGTGGTATGAGTATATTTTGTGAACCTTTTGTTGGTTCAATTTGTATTTCTTTTGAACTTTGAAGATAACTTTTATGGATATCTTTGACTATATTTGAGCAAAGATCATTATAAGCTTTCTGAACATAGTTTGTTTTAGCATATAGTGATTCCTCAGAAACACACTTTAAAGTATATTGTTTACCCTTTTGGGCACCAATTATTTTTAAGTCTCCCATTTCATATAGAGCAAATCTAAAAACACCTCTACCACCAGAAGCGGTATTGATGATCATATTTACAGTTTCATCACCCGATAGACTAAGCGAACCAAGATAGTCAGTTGCGTCGATTACTGTGATATCACAGACCGTACCTGGAGTAAATATACTTTCATATATTGAAGCGGTAAGAAAAGACTCTTTTAAATCAAGTGTGCCTCTTGATGATGAGACTGTAAGTTGCTCAATCCTTAAATCACCGTCGCTTAAATTATCAACCATTTAATAAATTCTTTAAATCTTTTGTTACTTTACCAGTCATACTATCTTTTAGAATCCTTATGGTTTTATTTCTTTCATTGATATCATTTTCATACTCATAATAAGTCAAAGGATCCCAATATATTTCTTCACCTAAGGGAATATTATTTGCTAGTAAAGTTGCTTCCGTGATAATTGTGTTTGTTAAACTTTCGGTGCCATAGACAAAACTATTTGCTGGAACACTTGTTTGAGTGGTAGTGCCATCCAAATGTTGTAGTTGAAGAGTACTTGTATTAGCAAAAGTAACTTGACCTTTTCCGGATTCAACCCCATTAAAATATATTTTAACAACTTCATCTGTTGTAAATCCAGATCCATTTGCTGTTGCATATTTTGAAATTTTATTTGTGGTTAAAGTCCAGTCGACCCTTCTTCTTGTATAATAAAGATCAGATGAAAAATCCGTTTCATCTTTTTTAAATGGCTCAAAGTATTTTTTATCACTTCCTGGAAGACTATCATAATATGACACAGTCACCGGTGCTGTTTGTTTATACCAATTATTTTGATATGTTTTTATTTTAGTTGTGGCAAGATATAAGGAACCATATTTCTTTTCTATAAAATTTTCAAAAGTACTAGAATCCATATACCAATCGTGGTATGGATCAATCACATTATTTGTGAGATAAAAGATCCAACTCATAAATGAATCTTTGTAATAGTATGAAGCAATATTATCTGGTCTTTCACCGGGATCAACATTATATGAAAAGAAATTATTTACATCATTTTCTATTGTCTTAGACTTGTAAAGTGATTCCAGAAGAACAGTTCTTCTGGTGATATCACGCACAGTATTATTGTTATATGATATTACTGGAAATTTATCAAAGTAATTTTCTGGCATAACTGAACCTTAAATTGGAATGTTATCTGCTGTCCAAAATTCAATTTCTTGAAGCTGAATAGAAAGATTTACGATTGCTGGTGCACCCGAAATACCACCACGATTATTAGTTGTAAAGAAGGCAGGCTTTCCAGCACCAGCATAATCAACCGAAACACTTTTTATAACACACGGTTTAAAGTCATATAGATATGAACTAGTTTGTGCGCTGCCTGCAAATAGTTGTGGGTAAACAATACTTGGATATTGTAATAGCAATGCATTGTTTCTATCTTGTTTAGCTGGAAGCATATTCTTTTGAAATAAATGAATTATATTTCTTATAATTATTGACTCTTCCGGGGTGGTAGGAGCAAGAGTCCAATTAAAAGAATGATCTCTAAAGTTTGGATGTTTAAATAACCAAGTTTGATATGGGTTTGGCGCTACACCGGTAAGAGCTTGCAATGCTTCTGCAGGTTTGGTAGCACCAAATTGATCTATTCCAGATGCAGCTGCTAAAGTTTGAGCACCTTGTGGGATTTGTGGTATTTGTGGGAGAAGCGTTGGCTCACGTATTGTTTGATCCCTAAGAATTTTATCACCAGCTAATATATCAGTTGCCACACCAGTAAATGCACCTAATGAAGGACTGTCATATTGAACGGATAAATTATCACGTAAAGACTTAGGCATTGGGAGTTTAATACCAGGACCAGATGTACTTACAACCTGTGATTTAGCTTGACTTCTTTTTTCATAGTTTTTAAAAGTAAATTTTATAAAAAATAAATCATCACTAAGATAATTGTATCTCAATAAATCATTAGGAAATACGACATCGTTGACGGGATTAGTTGCATTTTGTTTTTTTTGATAAAAGTCGTAAACTTCTTTTAAAGCCGCAGCACCGCCGCCGACAGCTAGTAGTTTTTTGATAATATCAGCCGTGGAAGCCATCTATAAATATCCCTTTGAGGCATAAGTTTTATTATATTTATATGGTATCAATAAATGGCTAGATATAAACAAGGATTCTTTAAACCAAAAAATCCAGAAAAATACAAGGGTGACCCTACAAAGATAGTATATAGATCCAATTGGGAGTTTAAACTAATGATGTACTTGGATAACAGACCAAGTGTT